ATGAAATTGACTTTTTGTTTTACGTGATCTTCGTGATGTTTCTAGAATCCTTACAGGCTACCAAAATATACACAATTCTTATATCACGTGGGTGTGATATGTTAATATCCCATATACTACACTTGAATAGGGGCCACGTGCGCGCGAAGAAATCAAAATACTAGAAAAAGTCTGGAAGGTTCTATAGGGGTATTATATGGTAGGACGAAACAAAAAGTTTACTGGTCATTCAGAGTGGATGAATGAATTTAATAAGGTACACAACTCGGACTATTACTATGGCAAGAAAAAAACCAAGACGAAGAAGACAGCTCGTAAAACCAACACAACCCGATCCTATCCCGTATTCAAAGTATCGGATAGAGTGGATTGATATTATTTCCGACTCAGGATGGGCGGATGAGAAACAGTTTAACAAAATGAAAATAGCCTCCCCGGTAAACGAAGGATGGGTATTTTCTAAAGATAAGAAGTATGTAAAGGTATTTGCTTCTTATGATAAAGAAGAAGATGGTAGTTTTACTTTTGGGGATAGAACAATGATTCCGAGAGCATGTATTAAAAAAATGATCCGGTTATCATGATTGACTGGTTGAGCGAAGAGAAGTATAACATCTGGAAGGAGGATTTAATGCCTAAGAAAAAGAAGAAAAATAAAAAGAAGAAAAAGAAAAATAAAAAGAAGAAGAAAAAATAGTTATGTGGAATCCGAATCGGATTGTGTTTTATTTTCTAACGGCAACTCTGTTGATTGTTGGGATTCACTTGTACCTTCTCCATCTATAACATCTTCTGGTGTTATATTAATAATTTTACGATTGCTCTTTAAGAGCTCCGCTATTTCTTTGTTCATTTCATCCTCGTTTTTATCTGTATCTAAAGTTCCGTGTAGGATGTGTTTTTGATCTACATATAGCCCTGCTGCTTTTCCTCTCATATTTTCTGCATTAGCTGCCGCTGAAAAGGACCTATGTTTTAGTGCTGAATCTCTAATACGTGCCAGCTCTGTCACATGTCTGCCATAATTTACTTTATAACGATTTCGTTGTTCCTCTCTTAGTTCTCCGATGTGTTTAACAACTAGAGGGAAATACTCTGCATTTTGTAAACGTGAAGCCATTGGACGTGCATTAGTTGGTTCATAGCCCGCTTCAATAGCACATTCATAATCAAATTTACGTCCTTCGTACAGAATAAGTAATTCTGCAAATTTACGTTGCATTTCAGTTAATCTAGATGGAACTCCCATACTTGACTTTTTACAATTGTTGGCTTAAAAAGTCAATATGGATAAAGACATAGAAGTATGGAAACAAAGGAACGAAATACTACATAAAAAAGTTGAAAGACAGACAGAAGAGATCCAAGCGTTGCATAAAACTAATCAAGAACTAACTAATGAAATGATTTTAGTTAAAGGAATCACAGTGACTAATTCTCCTGAGTTGAGAGATGCTAATAAAACCATCAAAGCATTGGAGGATAGATTAGCTGAGCTTTTAAGTGTTGAAGATAAACACCAAGAGCTTAATGGTAAATTACAAATGAGAGTCACCGAGTTAGAACAAGAGAATCTTGAGTTACATGCCGATAATAAAAAAATGGCAGCACAAGTTGAAGATACTGTTGAGCGGATGCGTAAAGCTGGAGTGTTGTAGTGCTCAAAGGTAGAGATTTAATAATGCTGTTTGATCGGTTTGTTGGACCGAAAAAAGGTAGCAGTGTCGCACAGGATGCGAGAGTACAAGTTCGTACACCAGATGGTAGACATTATGATGTAATGGGTGTAGACCTCGTGGAAAATAAAATTTTGGGCGCCAGAGAAACTCATCGAATTGTAATTAGAACACATGAAGAAGTTGCTCCAATGGGGAAACCAAAGCTCATTGTATAATGTAGCTGTTGGCTTAAATTAGACCATGGGTCCAGAAAGAAAATTATGGCATGAGCTTAAAAGAAATACACCTCAAATTAAGTGGACAAGGCTGGAAAATACTAGCTTACTTGGTACTCCTGATCTATTGGGCTATAATAGTTCTGGCAAGTTTTTCACTGTTGAATTAAAAGCAACATCAGCCAACAAAATTAAATTTTCGCCTCATCAAATTGCGTTTCATATTCGTCATCCGAAGAATACTTTTATCTTAGTAAAGTCGCTCAGTCAGAGCGACCTAAAACTTTTTCAAGGGACACAAATCATGCAGCTTGCTGCTTGTGGCTTTAAACTAGATCCTTGCTGCTTGGGGCTTGAGTCTATTATTAAGACGCTTGAGGCTTGAGGCTTGTAGCTTGGCGCTTGCAACTTTGGTTTTTCGTAGGGCCTGAAGATCAACAATGCACCCATTGCCATGGTACTCGAGAGCATTTTTAGTGTTTCGGGTATGTGACATTACTTACAGTCCTGTCCCAACACGCTCTACAGTCTTTGCATTGATTGTTCTGGTCCTGAGCTGGGCACGTCTTGCCTTCAGTCGACACCGTACTCGTCCAGGGCCAGAATTTTACTGGTCCCTGGTCGATCATATGCGAGGACATACGAATAATTAAATTTTTTGGAATGACGTCTGGATCCATGAGCTTCAGCAGCTGAGCCTCACGTGTGGGCATCCAGTGCCAGGTCTCTGGCGTCAAGTCACAGACTTCGAATATGTTCTTAAGATGTTGAGCCCCTTGCAGGTCCCCTGAGTCATGCCACCTAAAGTATTTTTCCCCTTTAATAAGCACAGTCATGGCCTTCACCCATTGTGGGTGCCTTAAGCTCTCCAGCCGTCTGGCTAGCGCCAGTCTAACATTGCGGAAGTTATATCTCCCCTTCAGGGCATAGCAGCCCGCACAGACTGATCCTGGCACCTTTACTAGCTTGGCGCCTGTAATACAATTGACAGCCGGCAGGTTATAAGCTGGTCCCGGCATTTTGGAGGGCTTAGATAGTCCTCCGGTTATTTCTTTAGCTTCTTTTTTGAGCATAATATCTTTTTGCATTTATTAATATAATACTTGGACAGCTCGCTGTCTGGCTTTGTAAAATAATCTAATAAATATAACTTTCTTTTTCTTCTCATAAATATCTTATATTAAATAAACATGGCTAATTTATGACGCTTGCGGCTTGTTGCTTGAAGCTTGCGGCTTGAATTCTTAACTTGACCGGCTGCGATAATTTTATTGATGCTTGTGGCTTGTAGCTTTATATCAGGCCCAAACCTTCTCCAGGTCTTGGACATATTATTAAGCTCTAACAGCAACGTGGACCACTGACCTGTGCTTATGTTGGATACTTGTAATTTAATCTCTTTCATAATTTCTTATATCTTCTAATTGTGTCAAGCTTGTGGCGCTTGTAGCTTTTTTCTTTTTTTGATTTTTTTTTAATCCAATATTTTGCATCCATGCGCATTGTTGGATGGTCCCGGATCTCTGATATTTTAACCGTTGTATATTTCATAGTTTAGAATCATTCTAAAGTGGCCAAGCCCGATTTATAATACACGAACCTGTGCACATAGGCTGGTGGTGTATCCACGAAGCTTGACCTCGGACTACTGGATTGTGGCTGTCTCTGGGTTTTAACAGATGCATCCCGCCAAACACCATATCTGGTGCCAATAGTCCGAGCTCAAGGGCGCCTCTAAATTGAATACAATAAATTGTTTTCTAATCGGGGCGCCAATGGCTTTTGCTTATCATCACTCAGCCGAACCGAGATATCGTCAGCAAATTCTATTTAATATTATTCCTCTTTCTCCATTGCTCTTCTTCCCATAATCTATTTTGAAAGTCGATTGCTTCGTCTGTTCCTTTAATGCCAAAATAAGCAAGTAGAACAAATGCAATTAAACCTCCAAAAAGAATAACTCTTAATTCTATGGGGGAAGCCCAAAAGATCTCAAATATCTCTACCATAACCACACTATAATAAGTATTGAAATGGCTATCAATCCTAGATTTGAATACCACAACCATTTTGGCCATGGACTAAATTCACCATCTAAAACATTTTTAACATATTTCCACATATTTCCTCTTTCTACCCACAATCTATACAAGCCCCTATTACTTGTCCAGACCATTCGTCTGGTTTAGGGCTACAACCACAAATTGTGCATTCTGTATATAACATATTATCTTATATAATACACTTGACTAATGATGTCAAGTAGCTTATAAATCTTTTTATGCAACAACAAAAAGAAAGGACAATATGAGTAGAATAAGACTAAACCAAGAGTATCGTAATAAGATCGCAAATCGTATGCGAGTACACTTGGAACAAGAGGACACGCAAGAAAAAGAGGCATATCTAAAAGCAAGAGAAGAAATGAAACCTTTGCAAGATATTACTTGGAAACTTGCTGAACAAATAGTTAGACGACACTATACTCCCGAAGATGTTAAAATGGCATATCATCTACAAAACAA